GCCTTCCAGTTCCTTCACTTTATTTTGAGCCTCAAATGCAGTCACATAACTGGTATCAATAAAGGGCAGTTGGTCCGCTTCTTCCTCGTCCATTTCCTCAATTTTCCATTTCTGCGATTGCGGTAAACGGTTGTTATGAGCCATTAAAGCAGCCTTATTTTCAATGGCCGATTTATGAATGGTTTTATCTGTTTTGCGGATTACTAGAACTTTTGCCATGGTATTGCTAATTATTGTGAGTGTTTTGCTTAACAAATGTAGTCTGAAAGATAAAATAATTATCATAGAGACTAAAATAGTGCTAAATTTGATAAACCAATATTAAAAATTAGCTTTATGGCGTCGATACTATTGAAGTCAAAGAACATTGATAAATCTGTCCTTGATCTGGTGTATGATAAGCAGCTTGAGTTTACAAAAGAGAAAGGAATGAAAGTAAGTCTGGAGAAAACTGTTTGCAGATTGATAAAGGACGCTTACTTAAAAAAGGAACGATGAACCATCTTGAAAAATTAGAGCTGATTGAGGATGCGAAATTAAGTTTGCCTGATCCAAGGTATCATGAGGCAAACAGGATTCGTATTATCCAGATAAATAAAAATGAAGAACTGATTTCACGAAATATGAGTGCTCCGGAAATCCCGGTAACCTCACCTTACTATGAAGTTGAATTTATTAAGATTTTTGAAAATGGATTACCTATCGGGTGGGAATTTTCCGGATTGTATTTTACAACCGGAACGAAAATAACGGATTATACGAAGTAAATTTTAAACTTTAAATAATTACCAAAATGGGAATAGTCGAAATTAACCACTTTGAAATACTTACAAAATTTCATTCAGGATTGACAGAGCAAGAATGCTTAATTATTAGCCAATTAACGAATGATGGGTATTGTATTTATTTGGTATGCGAAGAAAATACAAATAAAATTATAAACTATCATGTTTACAATAAGATTGAAAAAGATGGTCAGATTATAAGAGGCACTGAAGCTACATGGCAAACATTTAAAAATAATAAATATTCAATCGATGAGTCAGAATTTATTTAAAGTATTAGTAATAAGGTTTGATTATAAAGATAAAAAATCTGTGGTACATGAAGATGAAGACCTGCAAAAGTTGTTGTGCTTATCTAAGACCGGTTCAATAAAAATTAATTATAAAAATAAACCTGCTTATTTGAAAGCGGATTGCGTAGATAATTACTCAGTCCAAGCATTACGAAATGAGGCTGTGATGGTATTCTCTAATGATTATAACATTCAGAAGGCTTTTGCAATATTCTCGAAATACTTCTTTGATGTTTCAACAAGAAGATTGCAGGAAGTAAAAGATACTGTTTCATATTGGCAAGAACAATTAGACAGTTGTAAAGTTTTCGTATAACAATCTGATAATTTATGTCGCAAGCAAAATTCTGTTGCACCTGCATCCATTGGGAAGCCGATATTTTTACCCGGGTAGGTGAAAAGTTTGGAGCCTGTCATGATGTAATTGCTCCTTCTAAAATAGTCCAGGACCGGGAGACGACAATTAATGATAAAACAATACTTTATACTGAAGCCTATTTTTGCTGCAACTACTGGCGGGAAAATAATGGAAGCCTGATGGCAATTCACAATGCCATTAAACATGAGGTAGCTATAGCCCAAAGTAATTTGCAATTATATTGCCCGGAATGTAACAAGCCAAATAATCCGGGTAATAAATTTTGTGTTTGGTGTAAAATCAGTTTTGAATAAAATAACTACATTTACAATCTGCCTTTGGTATTGCGATTTTTATTCGTCCAACGGACAATAGAATAAATAAAAATCGCAATACCGGCAACCTTAGTTGCTGTAGATAGAACATTACTGTATTTGTATAACTTATATTATGACTAAACAGGTTAGCCTGTGGGAAGGGAAGAAAGTTAATTTTTGCTTAGCCTAACTTTCTTTATGTAGCGTGGCGGCTTGCGTGGGTGTTCGAGCTTGTGCGGTAGGTCTTTGCTTTTTTTCTTTGATGCGGAGCCCTTTTAATTCGCCTTAGCGAATATCCAAATATTGTAATGAAAAAAGCCTCGCTTTTAACGAGGCTTAAAATTTAGAATAGTTCTTTACATATGCGGATAGTTGCATACAAAACCTTCAGGGCCGAAAGTGTTAGTTTCGCCCATTTTTCAAATTTTTTCATGGTTGTGAAATTTGAAATGGTGAAGAGAAAGTTTTGCTGACTTTTCAGACTATACAGTTAGTCAACCGCTTTTTGGGTGCTGTATCACCCCGTTGAATTAGGCCTTCATGTTACAAGCATGAAGGCTTTTTCATTTGCAATATACTCTATGTACTTGACAAATAATGCGAGCGAAGGCCAAAGAAAAAAATCAAAGGAAGTCAGGAGCAGCGTAGCTTGTGCGCCTGTTTATCATAAAATTTAGTTATACGAATACGGTAATTCCTTGTTGCCGGTAAGCAGGGTTTTACAAATAAATTGATAAAGGGTAGTAAAGGTAAATGCAGGTAAGTAAAACTTACAAATTGCGTGATTTTTGTATTGATTTATGTATTAATATTGCGTCAAGCAGAATCGTTAGCCCGGAAGGCAAAGCCAACATTAACTAGAAAGATACCTTCCTATAGTAACTTACGAGCGGGCGCTACATTCTTACTCTGCCTCTGTGTTGGAAAATTGGCATATAATCATTTGACGAAATGATCGAAAAGCAAAACCCTTCTGTGATGGAGGGTTTTATATTTAATTAGTGTTAAAAAAAATATTGCAAATGGAAATAATTAAAAACGAAATAATTGAATAATAAAATGAATAATAAAATGAATAATACTGAAAAATATTTAAAAATGACCGGTCAATATTACGGACTATCTTTTACCAACAAAAATAACTTCAATTAGCTTTGAAGGGTCTTTTTGCAAGGCAGTCTTTAAACGATTATGCCCATCTCTTACACTTAAAATATCCCCCCACCCAATATGTACTTTTATTGGTTGATCTGAAAAAGAAGCATTAACCTTTGCATCGTTCCATTCTCCAATAGTATCTGGCGCAATAGCATTTGCAGGAATTTTTATTTTTTGACCAATCTTTAATTCAGTCACCCATGTCCAATCATTATCAATAAAGTCCATCAAATTTTTATCTGCTTCTTTTTGAATATTTATAAATTCATCTTTATTAACAACTTTATTTAAAATATCTTCTGGGTTCAACTCCTTTTTTGTTTCAAAATTACTATTATTTACATTAGCAATTTCCTTTTTTGAATCACTAAACTTAGCCTTCAAATCCTCCGGCACCGCACTATCCGGTACCCAAAAAGCCTGATGGCCACAAGTATAGCCCCCACGCAGAACATTGAAATTATCAACATTGGTACCAGGTATCATTCCCAATGGCAAACCCGTAGTATTGCTCAGTTTACATTTATGATCATCAATAATTCCCCGCAGCACTTCAGGAAATTCGCTTCTGTGGATCCATTGTTTTTTAGTCAGATAAATACAAAATTCCCGGCTGGTAGTAATATTGCTACCTACGTACCGGCACCAGTTAAATTGCAGATCTTCTGCAATGGTTTTATGATATTGCGCATTAAACTGGTTGATGGCGTCAGTAGATATTTGCTTAGTGTATTTTACCAGGCTGCCATCACCAGTATCATTACTTAGGATATGATTTCTAAGCTGATCCTGAAAGTTTGCATAATCCCCACCAGTGGTAATGTTCTGGTTTAAAATCTTCTGTATTGGATCAACGATGTTAACTACCATACCCTGGCCGATCAAACCATTGATAGTACTTTCAACAGCCAGCTGTTTTATGATTGGTAGCGTTTTACCTGCCTTGAATTTATCATTGAACTGTGCAAAATAATCCTGTTGCAGGTTACTTACTACTCCAAAACTATCAATAAAACTTTGTACCGATTTTTTATACTCAGTACTTACAATTATTTTTTCCAGCTTATTTTTCAGGTTACCAATGAGCCTTAAATTATCTACATTATTCAATATTTTTCCATCCTTAATTTTAATTTCTTTAAGCATTGGCTGCAGTTCGTCATATACCAGTTTTTGAATACCGGGTATGGAACTCTGAAACTTACCAATAGCCTCATCAATGGTGGATAATATCTGCTTGATTGATTGCTCCAAGATTATTACTTTTAAAACATGAAATCCTTTTTATCGGATATCGGAAAAATAATTATTGCCCTGCTGGCTGCCCAACTTGTTTGGCTGCTGATTGGCCTGCTGGTTGCTGGCCCCCGTTAGCCTGTATCTCCAATAGTACCGCCTGTTTCTGTGCATCAATCATCTGCGCTGCTGTATCATTGGCCTTCATTTTTTCAGCCGCATATTTACTCAATACCGATATTTGCTGGCTATAGTCCTTTTTATCAAATTCGCTGTCTTCTCTCAGGGCCCTTTTTATGAATGATGCCATATAGCTACTGATCACAAAATCTTCTTTGGTAATGGCCTGGTTACTGATCAGACTCATTTTTTCATCAACCGATAAACCGGGAAGAGGATCCAGATCAAAATACAATTTGATGTTGCAGGCCAATTCCGGCTGGTTATAAAATTTCTTTGCCGCCAGCTGCTGTTCCAGGGTTGCAATCAATAGCGGGTTCACCTTGGCAGTTCTTGCATCCGTTACTTCCTTCATCAAATAATCCTCTGGCAGCAAATCATAGTTTTGTGGTACCGGTATGTTGGGCAACATTTCCCGGCGGGTATTTTTATCAGGAACAACATAGATGTACCGCCATTCATTGATGAAGAATATCACTTTGTCAATTGCATAAACAAGGTCCTCCGCAGTATTAAATACAGTGTTGTTCAATTCCTCCCGATCCACCTGTTTGGCGGTGCCGCTGATGGCAAGTGGTGTTTGGTCAAGAAACTGCATGTTCATCGCAGCAAGCGCCTTATAATTATTTTTCTCAACCGTCTTTTCCTGTAGTTCCAGAATAGCCGTATCACGAACAACATAACCTGCAGGTGGTATTGGGTTAGCCTGGTTACCAAGCCCGGCAGGATCTACTTGAATATGTGCGAAAGGAGAAAACTTTACTTTACCGGTTCCGGAGCATGTTTTACATTCTACTGCACCATTTTCGGTTGCAGTTTTACCAGTTCCCTCGCAACTGTTGCATGACTTATTCTGAAAATACCAGAACAGCGGATTTAAATGCTGAATCTTGCTACCATCCAGATCACTATCTCCGGAGGCAGCTTTGTTTAAAAATGGCACCATCGCATGAAGCCGGCTACGGTGGAGCGTCATATTTTCAAACTGCATAAAGCTTTCAGACTTCACCTTAAATACCGGAAACTGAGCGATTGTATTCACCTGGTAAAATACCTGTGCATAGCCATTTTCTGTTTGCTCATAAATCGCTATTTCATTTTCATCAATGTAGTAAAACCGTTCACCTGCCTGAAATACATTGTTCTTATCAAGATAATTCACTTTTATCCGGCTCTTAAGAATGCAGTATTTTTCCTGCTCATTCAATATCATCACCAGGTCGCTGTTAAACAAAATAGGAGCTGGCTCAGCAAATGAATCAGATACAATATTTTTTACAGGAATTACAGCAATTACAGCATTGGCATCAATTAAGTTCTGTGGCAAAAGGATGTCAAATGCCCAATTGGTAATACTACCAAAGCCCGGCAACTTTTCATTGCAATAATCTTCCAGCGTTTCTTCATCCACAATTTTTGAGGATACTTTCTCGGCCGGGAAGTTGATCATCCAATCTGGTGAGCGCCTTATTTTACTATAGCAATTGATAACCTTACTCAGTGGAAGTTTGGTAATAGGCTCATAAATATCTTTTCTGTATTTAAGAATCTCCTCGCTTTCATTTGGCCGCTGTTTCTCAATCAGGCTACTTGGAAATACTCCATCAGCATGCACCTTTAAGTCATTGTATAATTTTACCGATTCTACAAAAAGCGGATAGTATACCCCACCACTGGTAAAGTACATCTGTAATTTTTCATTGCTAATTTTTGGCATTTTAATACAATTTTCTTTCAGGTAAAAAGGAACGTTTGTCAACCACCTGATAAGGGAATGACAAACCAAGTAATGCGAAGTAGTGCTTCGCCAGGTTATTGTAATTATCCTTCACCCGTTGCGGGGTAGTTTTACCTCCAATCGAATAAGTTATATATTCAGTAAGTTGGTAAGGATATTTTGTTGCATCTTTTGGGCTTCTGTCAAACCAAAAATTAGGCAGCCAGTTTGCTTTATGAGGATAAACATCAGTTACCATTGCAGCTACCTGGAAAGCCAATTCATCCGCCATGGTAGATCCTGAAAAACGGGTTGCTGAATTAATTTTGTCCTCGATATAAACCTTTTTTGCGGCTTCAAAATAAGTCCGGGTAGTTTTACCTTTTTTAAAATAAACAAACTCAGAATGGTAATTCCAGAAAGGTTTTTTACCATAAATCTGCTGTACCTGATCAATATCTGCCCACACACTTTCTTCCGCCAGCCCGGTATTGCTGAACGTAATATCAATATCCTTTAGCTCATCAAAAACCGGTGATAATTTTCGCCCTGAAATCATCACCTGGTCCACATCCAAAAAAATAGTTTCATCAAAAGGAGAGTAATCGTACATAAACAACTTTGCTTTGATGTACTCAATTTTATCACCATTGTAGATGCTTTTTTTGGTAGGAGCCTTTACTATTTTAAATAATCCGGCATGCTCCGGTAATGGTTCGCAATCTGTGATCAGGCAAACTGGTAATGCATCATTTACTTTAATGCTGGCAGCCAATACAGCAGCCATCCTGTAATAATTGGTATGTCCCAATGCAATCAATAATATTCCTTTTGTCATCATTATTTTTTAACAGTTTCCAATCAATATTAAATAGCCCGATCCTCCTCCGTAAATTGAACCCGGTTGAACACAAATACTCTGTCCGGGCAATACACTGCTATGCGTATGAACCGATCCGGAACAACTGGTATAATTGATATTTGTCAGTGTTAACCCGGTGTTGTTATAATATTCTTCGCATTGCTCATTCACATCGATGGTATCTGTAAAATTTACAGTAGTGCAATTCTCAATCGTAAATGAAACAGTTAACCCGGTATCTGTGGCATCCGGTGTTCCTGAGAAAACAATATTATTACCAACCACGGTAATGGTCATCCAGGAAGGCTTGGTTGCTCCGGTTAAAGTGAATGGAGCAGTGCCGGTAATTGCAAATGAATAAGAATATGGAACATCAATGGTACCATCAGGTAGTACCGGAGCGCCTACAATTGCAACAGGTACGCAAGTGATATCAATCGTATCTGAAAAATGAACACTGTCAGTATCACAGTTATCAATGTCAAAAGCAACACTTATTCCGGTGGCTTCTACTGTTGGAGTTCCGGTAAACTGAATGTTAGATCCCACCACTGCAATGGTCATCCAGGAAGGCTTGGTAATACCAGCTAAAGTAAACGGTGCAGTGCCAGTAATGGCAAAACTGTAAGTATATACCACTCCAATCTGTCCATCTGGCAATACCGGACTTCCGGTTATTCCAACAGGAGAACAGGCAACAGCTGTTACGTCAATTGTTTTTGCAACAGCAACATCTCCACAGGCATTTGTTACATGAAAGGATACCGTAATTCCGGTACCGTCATCACCTGATCCCGGCGTGCCTGCAAATGTGAAAATATTGGCAGCAATGCTAATGGTCATCCACGATGGCTTAACGATACTGCTTAATGCAAATGGCTGGTCGCCCGTTAAAGTTTCGGTATGTGAATAAGCAACGCCTTGTGTTGCATCTGGTAAGGTAAAAGAAGGCACAACAACCGGATTGCAGATATCTATCACGGCACATTCCTGGCAATTGTTATTTCGAATGGCATAAGGCGATGCCAGGGCCTTAAATGTAGCCGGTGCAATGCAAATATTATCTGTCCACTCTATTGCATAATCGCTGTTCTTACTAATGCCACCGGTATAGCTTTCTGAAATAACATTTACTTCATCATGTGCAAGCGCCACAGTAATATTATCATGTACCCACTCTGGCAGGTGCTCTGTCTCACCCTGATACTCTTTTGTAAGCAATGATTTTGTTTGCTTGATGACTCCATTACTTTTTCTATAAATGACCTTATCCTCCACAGGCTTTGGTTTACTTAAATAAAATGGAAGCCTCACCCGGTTAACGGCCGATACAATATTGCAGTAACCAAAATCTGCATAATCATCGTCATTGTAATATTCTAATATAGAGGTATAACAATCATCACAAAATCTTTTAAAGCAATTTGAAATGGCAGAAAGATCGTAAATAGTTACTCCGGCATCGGTACTAAATTCATCTGAAAATTCATCTGATAATTCACCGCCTCCGGTTGTCACGGCCCCCTTGATAATAGCAAGTTGAAAACAACCGTCGCAGGCCAGCAATGTTTTAATATCCTTAAATGCCCGCTTCCATAGAAATGTTACTTCATAAAGCCCGGTTCGGTAGCGCTCAAAAGTCAATCCATCTGCTACGGTCCAATTTCTTAAGGTATTGGCCGCAATGCTGGCTGAGGTATTCCCGGATCCACTTAACAATACCAACTGCAGATCATCAGCCGGTGCGCTCATCAACGCCTGTATTTCCGCATAAACAGCACTGGTTATTTTAAACTGAAAATAAGTATCAGTTTCCTCAATAACGGGAATGCAAAAATCCTGTACACCATCGCAGTAGTTGTTTACAACCGGAGCGCTGCCAAACTTTACAAAACTATATGTTGGATTTACTATCTGCATTTTACAAGGCTTTTGGTATTAAATTAAAAGTGGCCATTCCTTCTTCCATTTTATAATTGACGGTATCTATATATCCATATCCTTCTTCACAATCACTTTCAAAATAGATCTGGCCATATGGGTTTGCTTCCAGCAACTTATATTCCCGGCTACTCATCGGATAATCAAATACAATTCTTTCAGGAATCAGAAAAGGCTTGCAATCTTCAGGATCATTGAAGGCCGCTACATCAATGGTTTGGTTTTCTATCAATACACCAGACTCAATTTTACAATTAGCTGATTCCATTTCTCCGGAAGCAAAATAATTGCCATCGCCATCTGTAAAAATCAGTTTGCAATCAATACCAAATTGCCGGTAGCTTTCAAATATGCGGTTCATCCAACGCATGGCATTTCTTACCGGGCTTATCCGGTAATTATAAAGCGTATCAGGATCAATTATATTTACCGGAGAAATAATGTTACCGGTTTCCACACTTAGTAAATCGGCTGTGATATCCGTAAATGTGGCCATTACAAATTCGCTGCTAAAAATTCTGTCCGCAATTATTTCAGTAAACGTTGTATTCGGATTTACAATTCCTGAAACAGTAAATGTTACGTTATTCAAGGCGGTACCAGATACCGAATAAACATGACCCACTTTAAAAAATACCGGGTTTAAAGTGCCATCATAACTAAGTGTATGCAATGCCGCATGGAAAGAACATTGTGCTGAAAAACTGGTAGCACCACGCTTGCAGCATATGATAAATGTTTCCTTATCATAGCGCCAATCCTTTGTATTATCATTTCCTTTGCGCCTGGTAACCTCAATGGCATATCCGCTTCCAATCCATTTACTCAGTTTTATGAGGTCATTTTTAACTTGGCTAAGTGTTGTACGGCCAATTCTTTTTGTCAGAAATTCATCCAGCCCATTGTACTCCTCTGCCTCCCATTTACCATATCCAAATTGAAAAGTGCTGTACACTTCTTTATCATTGCTTTTCCTGGAAAGTTGCTTAATACCAGTGCAACTCATAATTACCGAATCGTTGTAAAAATATTTCCATGGCTCTATTCGTAAGCGGTTAAATCCAATCCTGTTGGTATCGATTTCCAGCCCCATTCCGATATTATGAATGGGAGAAATACCCTCAAAAATATCCTGAATGCTCAGCGAAAAAATACTGGTATTGCCAGGTATTTTATTTTCCTGTCTACGTAGCCGGATGCCATCGGTAACTATCTCCAGCGAACCGCAACCATCAGCCGGCAATGCATAAGGTTCACTATCTGTTCTGCCAAAATACTCGCTGTAAGCCTTTAATTTATTGTTGGTAATGCTTTCTGCAATACGGCTGATAGTTTCATTGATGGCAAATACTTTACTTGCTGTTGGCGTAACGTATGATAATGCCGTCATTTCAACGCTGCCACTTACAGAAGTAATTTTGTAAGCCTCTAATCCTGACACAGCCTGTGAAGTAGCATACAATGAAAACCCAACTACTGCAGTAAATAAATAATCTCCATCATTTAATTTTATCCCAGTTCTGGTTGTTGAAAAACTAACAGTATGAGTCGTGCCGGAAAGCCAGATACTACCTGAATTATACCCGCCTGGACCGCCTCCAAATGTTGGGGCAAATATTCGCTGCTTATCCAGGTATTCAAATGTGCCGCCCTTTCTGCGTATCACCAGGATATTATATAGGGCTATCACATGCCCAAACGTTAGCGACATGGTGAACGAATAATTCAGGCTGCAACTAAAAGTTTTAATCGCATCAAAATTGCTTGCATTGGCCTCATTTACCAGCAATGGAGAAGCCAAAGACCAGTCAAAATAAACCCGCTGGGTATCAGGTGCTGTAGCAGCTGTGCCATTAACAACGCATTCTAAAGCTGGATCAACATTTACTGGGTAAAAACCTGATTTGATATATTGATGCTCTGGTATTGCAGCTGTTGTAAACCTGCCAAATTCTGAAAGCGTAATATTTTCAAACTGAGGTACTATTTGAAACCATGCCCTGTTGTAATGATCCGGGGCAAAGCGCTCTATCTTTGGCACCTCCGATAAGCTAACGGTTGTTGTTTGCGCAGTTTGCCAGGCAGCATTATTTTGAACTTTGATCCCTTTACTTGGAAAATCCATTTCAAACGGAAGTTTGCTATATGCCGGCAAATCGGTAATGCCATCAAATGCTTTCAGCGCTTCCAGGTTTACTTTTTGATTGAGCCGGTTACGGAGCTCCACGATTTCACCGGTTTTTTCTACCGGGATCTTTACATAACAACTATCGCCACAATAATATTCATACTTATTAAAATCAAACCTGCCACGGCTAAACTCTTCATATCCGGTGCCACAATTTTCCGACATGATGAGCGTCATGTTTCCTTCAAATCCATACTGATCATACTCATCTTTTATAATCCGCATGGCATCGTTATAAAATTCAAATGTTTCTCCCTGGTTACTAAAAAACACACCATGATAATCCGGATCCCGTTTTATTTCGGAGGCATTATTTTCCCAGCCCACTGGTTCTTCAATAACCGTAGCAATATTATCCCTGTTTAATATTTCAAATTTCCAAAGCATAGTTTACTAGGTCATCGAGTACCTTTTATTTTTATATTCTGTTCTGGAATTACCTTCTTTCGCAATTGTATGAATGCCGTTTTTATCAATATTTACATGTACAGATTTATCGCCCGGAATGATCCCTCTTATTTCATTGGCAATTTCTTTTGCCAACATTTTATAATCAATCTGCTGATTATTAGAAGGCGCCTTAAATCCTTCCGGCAATTGAGGAATAATAAACTCAGGTATTTTACCTAATAAATAATGCTCAAACTTATTGCTGTTGATGGCCTCCAGCGCATCCTTCCATTTAGCAGTTGCATCCGCATTGATCACACTTTCCCCACGGCTGATCATAGCCGGAATGCTATCACTGGTAGTGGTACCTGGTCCATCAATATCAACTTTACCATGTCTGAATTTAGGAGTCTTGGCTCTGTTAATGGCACTTACCTGAAGTGCAACCGATAAAGCAACAATGCCGGCAACAATTGCACTATAAGGAAAAGGGTTTGTTGCAAAAGCCTGCGTTACAGCTAGAAATCCATTGATGATCGCTTGTTCTTTTTTTGCTTCCTTATCTGCTTTAAAAGCTTCAATTTTTACCTGGCGTTCCTTATCAGCAAACTTTTTATTAATAGCTGCTTTCTGCTCTTCAGTTAAATTCTTATTGTCAAGTTCTTTGGTTTTCTGATCCTCCAGTGCAGTGATCATTTCTGATAAAGCCTGTTGCCTTGCAGCTGCATTGTCAGCAAATACCTGGTTAACCACCGATTGCATTGCACCAATAGCAGCCCCTGCCAACTCTTTCATTCCTTCGGCACTGGTAATGGTACCAGCTTTTATTTTTGCAAATATGTTCTCGGCCGTTGCTCCAAAATTCTGTAACTCAGTCAATGCAACAGTAAGTCCGCTTACATCCATTGTCGCAGATAAACCTTTTTGAAACAGACTAAAAACACCCTTTATCGTTGTTGCCCGCTTCTCAATTTCTCTCAGTGTAGCGGCTGTAATTTCTTCCTCGCTTTTTATACTTGCAGCAGAACGTTGGTTATTGATCAGCTGTATAGCAACTAAATAATCCTTCTCTAAAATCAAACCTTGCTCAAACTTTTTTGTCTCAGCCCTTTCTTCCAAATCCAACCGGTTTAATTCTGTATCCAGCAAGTCTAAACTGGCATTTTTCCGCTCTTGAAAAGTTGATTTTTCTGCAGCTAATATGCGTTCATTGGTAGCATTCGTTATCGCTCCGTATGCGTCAATGGTTTTCAAACGGTCTTCTAGTTCTGCAACTATTGATGCCTTTTTGGTTTCCCGTTCCTGGGCATCAAACCTGGCATTGATCTCCTTAATTTTTGCCGCATTACCTTCTGCCTGCGATATTTCAAGATCCCGCTGCTTATTAAGCCGGCGAAGGGTAAGTTCAAGCTTCCTGTCTTCTGTAATGCCAAATTCATCTATGTATGTATTGAAGTAACTTATTTCATCCTGCAATTTTTGCTCATCATAGGCCCGGTCCAGGTCTCTTTTTTTAACGGTGAAATCTGCCTCCAGTCTTAATTTATCATCGGCCGTTACTTTATTATTTGCCAGGGCACTTGTCCTTTCTTTTTCCAGCAATGCCAATTTATTATTATATTCTTCCTCACTGCCTTTTTTAGATAGCAAAACCCGGGCTTCTATGCCTGCAGTTTCAATTTTTAATAAGTCTTGCTGAAGCGTTTTTTTATTCTCTGAAATGGCGAGTTCAGCATCTGCATTAATTTTGGCAATCTCTCCCGGAGTAAGGCCATTGCCAGGTCGCAATTCTTCAGCCTGTTTTCTGCGGATGGCATTTATTTCGGCATCACTTACAGCCTTGATCGAAGCGATGGAATCAATTTGATTGGTAACGATAGCCAGCTTCTTCCGGGCTACTTCAGCATCAGCAAAACCAGCGGCTGATTTTAAAGCCCTTTCGCTTAAAACTTTGTTTGTTTCAATATCTAAAATCAGCTGCTGTTGATCATTGGAGTAGATCTTTGATTTTACTTCCAGCTCCTTTTCAACAAACTGATTTTTGTCTGCGGCAATTTCCTTGGCAGACTCAATATTCATCAACTCAGTTTTCAGCTTGTCGTTATCAAGTCCTATTCCTATTTTCTTTGCAGCATTGATGGTAGCAATTGATGCTCCCTGTGCTTCCAGGGTACTTACCAGTTCTTTATTTTTTGTGATGTCAACTTCTCTGTCAACAGCAAATTGATTCACCTTACTTACTTTTTGTAAAGCTTCATAAACGGCATCTGCTTTTTTAGTCAGCCGTTCCATCCTGTCAGTAGAAGACTCAATCTCAGTATTCATATTGCTGAATGCAGTGGCAGCAAGCCCCAGCAAAACAACTATGGCTCCAATACCAGAAGCAAGTAAAGCACCCCGTAAAACTCCGGTAGCCGCAGCACTTTCCAGGGTTGTAACAGCTAAAAACTGTTGTCCCGCTGCCAACGCCTTGGTTCTCAAATCGGCTAGCAATAGCATAGCAGCACTTTCCTTTTGCAATACATTTTGTATCTGCTGCAATCCTTGCAAAATGCTCATAGCAGCATTTACTTTCAGCAATGCTTTTTGAATTTCTTCTTCACCGTTGCCAAATAACGCAGCTGCTCCTTGTGCAACAGCAAATCCTCCGGCAAGCCCACTGGCCAAAGAAATTAATCCCTCAATATTTTTGGTATCAGATCCTACGTTCTTCACCGTAGCATTCAAATCCCTCATCTGGTCATCCAATTCACCAGCTTTCTTCTGCAATTCTGCAAAAGCGGGTGTTCCCTGCAACCCTGCCTCAGCCATGGCCACCAATTCTTCCTTGGCTTCTCGTAGCCTGGCCTTTAATGTTTGTGTTTTTCCTCCGGCTTCGTCCTCAGCGGCACCCAATAATACCAGCTGCTCATTCATAGCCTCAATAGACATTGTTATCTCATCTACCTCCGCATCTGTTTTAGCGGCAAATATTTGTTGCTGTGTACTCAGGCGGGCATTCTGCACAAAGGCAATTACTTCTTTATTGGTAAGCCCCAATTGCTGCTGTATATCTTTCAGGTATTTGCCATAAGCGGCACCAATAACCACCTTATCCATGCTTTTCGCAGCAGTGGCCAGATCCTGCATCCCTTTCACCAGTTTATTGGTACTTTCAACCGTACCCTTGGTTTTGGTATTCATAGCAGTACTGGCTTTCTCCCACGCAGTGCCCACCTCACCACTTTGCGCAATGATGCCTTCCAATGCATTCTCTACCGGCTGTAGGCCGCTGGTGTCACCAATAAAGTTTATTAAAACATCATCTTCGTTTGGCATTGAAATTCATTTGCCAGTTGGGAGAAAGTATTGCACAGATGAAGGTGCCAGGTATTGTGTTGTATTCTCAAAGATAATTTCTTTATCAATAGGAATATATTTTAAAAAGTCTATTTTTTATTCTTGGCCTTTACAGCTTGTTTTATCAGCTCATTTAAATGCCAGTAAAATTCATAAATAGTAAAGTCCTGAATGTTCAGTCCATTCAAACTTGCCGCTACAATATTTCTTTGTTTGATAAGGCCATTTTCTGTGTTTCCGATAGCAGTGGCAATAGATAATCCAATTGCTGTTGCGATACCTTTTCTGTCATCTGGGAAAACGTAGTTAAACTGCTCTCTGCATATTCTAAATAAGGTATCAATTCCCTCAAAGGACTGCTCAAAAAAAAATCTGTCAGGCTGGTGTTTTTCTTCCAAAAATGAATCTTGCTTTCACCGTATTTAAATTCGTACACAGTCGGCTTCTCAAACTGATCAAAGAAAACTACGCTGGCCAGTTTGTACATTAAATCCGGCTCTTTTGGTAGTTCAAGGCGTTGCTTTAATTGTTCATTCAAAGTTTTCACCGTCATCAGATCAGCCAGCGAAAACTTACCTTTCATTAGCATATTGTCAATGGCTTCGGTATGCGCCTTTAAAAATACCCGGTCGCAGTTCATGTCCAGCTCCTTATAATATACCAGGCATTTAAGCGCTCGGTCATAAGGCGTATTCAACGGATCATCAAAGCGGAAGTAATGCCGGTTACCAATCGTAAACGCATAGATGATGATATGTTTCGCATCCGGGAAAAAATCCTTTGGATTGATGCCTTCTTTAATTTCTACTTTATGCATAATCGATTTTTATAACTGTAAAAAATGTTTGTTTTAGAAATTCAGTTCTTCAGAAATTCAGTACCGCTATACCTCTATATTTTGTTCCTCAATCAGTTTCCGTATCCCTTTTAAATAACAGGTCAATCCATCCTGCCCATGTTTTAGCCAGGCACGTTTAAGCTGCCGGTAATGGTTGCTTGCAATTTGCACCGGCATATTGTAAGGATACAACTGATCAGGATCCACCTTCACACCTTTTTCCACCAGTTCCATTTCAATCAGCTCAGCACCGGTATAAACATGCGTCTCCATGGTGGCATTCATCACCATCGGTAAATCACTGGCAAATATTCTCAGTGTCTTTTCATCGTCCTTACTTAGCTTTTTTGCCATATATTATTTATTAAATCCGATTTTTTGAGTCGCATATTCATCCTTTACATCAAATTCATTTTCATTCAGCCAGGCAGTTTTGTATTCCTTATTGTCAAAATAACTCAGCTCATATTGCACGGCCGCAAAGCGAATGGTAACACCAGTTATAATCGCCTCAATGGCATTCAACTTTGTAATTACCCGGCTGCCGCATTTGTATACTTTAAGGCACATACTCAGTTATTTTTTGCTCCAGCTGATAGCCCCAAAAAGGTCCGGCAACTATCCGGTTATTTAGCACGACGCTAAAAGTGTTATTCTTTGGCCTGGTCCTTATTTCATATCCAGGCTTGGACAGGTTATTAAAATACTGCTTGTTTCCACCGCAGGTATTGCAGTTATAATACATCACCCAGCCCGCAGTTTCCAATATCTCTCTCATAAAATAATTGTTATAATGGCCAGTATTATCAGGATGGCGGTTTCCCCGTTTGAGATACTGATTTTAAAGTTCAATACCTCACTTTTAAGAGAGATTATATTTTCCCGCTGCTTTAAAAATTCAATGATTTTATTCATGATGAATGATTTTATCAATTAAAGTATTAATCCCACATACCAGCAGCATCAGTGGAATATTAAACGACAGCGTTAAAATAATGGTCCATACACTGGCCATGCACATAAGGCAATCCCAAATCGGTTTTTGCACGTACCGGCTTTTGGTTGGCCCCAAATATTTATCGAAATAATTAGCTGCCTTTATCTTCACATCACCCAACAGCATGCCCTGCTGAAACACGATGTAAACAGCAGTTATTTGAAGAGATAATATGATGGCCTGGACTAACATTTTATTGACCATCATATTGAGCTATCATAATGTATTTTCTACCATTTGCTCTTAATGCATCTTTGATGCCCTGGTAATTATTGTCTGCAGTAGCTAATGTATTAGAGATATAGTTGTCTGCTACATTATTTGCAGCCCTTACAGCAGTCATAATTCTTAAATACGGTGATGCAGCTCCCAAATCCTTATCAACTTGTTTAACCGTATTGCCGTTAAGAAATTCTGCAATTCTTATTAAGGTGCTTTCAATGGTTGCAACAGTTACAACCTGGGTATTTACGGTTGGTTTTGTTGCCGGGTTTCGATAAACTGCACTCAGGGCATATTGCAATTCAAGCATGTCTATATCTCCGGTATTGAATATGATACCAAATAAAAGTTCCCAATCTCTTGCTTGTAAGCCGATATTTACTGTCGTGTTTGCTGCCATGGTTTTAAATTTTATGTTCTAGTAAATCCGTTTAAGTTTAAAGTTGCCGGCGCTGTTAGTGTATAAAGAGTTGCTACCACCACATTACCCTGCAATGTTTTAACACCTGTTCCGTTCAATGTCAGCGTTCTGTATGTACCACCTTTTACAGCCTGATTTCCGTTGCCATATATCCATGTATTTGCTGCTGCATTACATTCAAGTAATCCAGTTAACATTGGTTGTGCTGCGTTTTTGTAGTTTGTAGTACCCTGATTGTCGAATTTACTGGCAGCGTTGTTTCCTGTAATTGTTCCGTTCAGGGTTAGCAGATCATTACTCGTAAATGTATGTGATAAGGTTATCGCTCCTGATATGAGAAGATTGTTGCTTCCAAAGTTTGCGGTTATCAGGTTAGAGACAAATATGGCCTGATTATTTGTACTGAACACTATGGTATTTGTTCCTGTAAATGCTGGTGCCCCTCCGCTTGTTCCCAATAATTGAAGCCCATTTCTATATTCGGTATTAACAGCACCGCTAAAGTCTACTGTAAAAGTGGACACTAAGTATGCAACATTGCTAAGAAACAGGATGTTTCCGGCTGAAGCTTTTCTAATGAAACCATTACCAGAGATGGAAGAGGTGCCATTTACAGTAAAATCGTATGTGCTTAAATCGAATACTGTTAATACGGAGTTTGTGCCGGTATGAGCCATTGTAAATACGCCTTGAATGGTAGTATTCCCCGATAGAGTTTTTGTGAACGCCCCTTTACCACTGATGTATAATCCCCAATATGAAGTAGACGGCAATGTAAAATTTGCATCCATTACATATCCAATGGTGTTAGTATTAAAAGTAAGATAATCGAGGCTTCCTGCTGTTGCGAAAGGTGCATTCGTTGTATTAAAGTATAATCTACCCTTGTTGATAAAGGAACTACCAGCTGCCGTTCCATCAAGTGAATTATTGATCTGCCATGTGCCTGTTGAAGAAGCATTTGTAATGGTTATAGCTCCGGTGATTACCATGTCTTGGATGGCATAAAGTATGCTTGCAAGGGTTATGGTCTGGCTATTTGTGGTAAAATTCCATGTTCCTGTACCGCTTACATTGGTGAAATTTGCAAGTGTAAAGCCATTCCTTACTTCTACATTCGGGTTACCTGTAAATGATATGCCTCCATTTAGAAAGTTGATTGTGCCAGTCCATAAAATATTACCTGCTCCAGTTTTGGTTAAAAGTGGTGAACCTGCTGTGGCATTAATTCCATTGAATTGCCAGTCAAAGGAAGTTAAATTTAGCGTACCATTCAAAGTTGTTACACCTCCTACTGAAGTATTCCCGGCACTTGTAAGAGTTGCACCAGTAACGATATTCAATGTAGTTGCGATCGTATTTGTTCCGCTGGCCTGAGTTTTTATACCGGTGCCAGCTATGTACAGCCCTTGGTAGGTAGTATAGGGCAGTGTGATGCTTCCGTTGAATATATACCCTACCACATTAGCGAATGTGTCCTTGTCAAACACTCCGGTCGCCATCGTGAAGTTGCTAACATTGTTGAAATACACCGTGCCTTTATTGATAAACTGGCTGGTAGTTGCATGTACTCCATTGAGGGAGTCATTTAGCTGTAGTAAAGATCCTGCTGTAAGTGTTACCGTTATGCCTGCATCCACAATGATTGGGCAATGTGCTATAAAATTGGTGAGTGTTATATTTTGGTTGTTGGTTGTAAATCGTATCTGCCCAAAACCGGATTGCGACCACTTAGATGAATCTACTAATTGCCCTGCAAATATTATTGCGTAAGCTACCGGCGCGGGGTGTTGTGTTATGCCGCCTCTAAACTCTATGTCGGGGGCTCCGCTTATTACCATTGTTTGAATAAAAGTAGCAGCTCCCACAAATGTTATCTTACCATTACCAGTACACGAAGTGTACGCCTGGTTGCTAAAAGTGCCTAAGCAAGTAAAATCATAGGGCCCAATTTCAAAGTAGCTATTGGATACTCCCGTGCTAAAAGATGCACAAGTGGTATTTGCTGTTAAGTACTTCTTACCACTTCCAGCCGATGGGCCAGCTATTCTTAGCACATTATGGGTTATTGGCATTATAGGCTGATCCCCAAACCGATTATAGCTAAGTACGCCTAAACTCTGAGTTTTAGACATGTCTATGTAGTTATCCAAACCGCCCAGCTCTATGTTGTTTGTTGCTAATAGCCTGCCATCACATTTTAGATTCCCAAAGACGGTAGAGGTATCTGCTATTCCTGTTACACTATTCCCTGAAAACACCCCAGTTGTGGTTATGAACAGATTGTTACACTTAAATGGAAACCCGACTACACAGTTTATCATTGTGTGGATGTACACATCGTCATTCAGAGAGGGTATTTTTCCAACTCTACCACTTACCGTTTCCCAAACAGATACGTCGTTCCAGCTGCCGTCTTTCACGCTGTAAAAAATTTCCGACGGTTTGGACATGCCGAAAAAACTGCCCGAAATATTGAGCATTTTTACCGGTTTGGTAAACAGTTTTTGAGGGAAAAATTTAAAGCCTTTATTCATATTAAACTGTGTAATCGCCTCCAACTGCGTAGGCGTGCGTTTGATCAGCTGCAGAAGCATAAATGCTTTGTGAAACTTTAATTATTTGCCCGGATTTCAAGGGCAATCCATCGGTAAATGTGAATGTGGCTGTCGCACCGATTACTGTGTTACTTCCAGTAATTAACGGGAGTAATATTTCACCAATTTTAATTGGGTTGGCTCCGGATGTATCAGTCATGTAAACACGCATAACCTTTAATGCACTTGCGCCAACGGTAGCCTGTGCTGCAGTAAATACCACTTTTAGCAGCAATGAATTATCGCTAGCTGCGGTAAAAACTGTAAACAGTGCACCGCTTCCATCTCCGGCAGTATTTGCAGCGTTGATGACTACGCCGGGGCAGTTTGGTATTCTTGTAAATATCGGGCTGGTATTGATGGCCATTATCGAAAATTATAATAGTTAAAAAGATTGTTCCCTACCTGTATGGTACCGATCTGTGTGGCTAGTACATTAGATGTACCATCCAGTTTTTGAATGGCCGATAAAATAGAATCTGCCGAAGTGATTGCACCAGCACCAGAAACATACCCGGTTAAAGTAGCAGCAATAGCCCTGGCATTGGTAAAATATAAACTGGATCCCTCAACTACATTGGCAGTAGTAAAGGTTGTAAAATCAATATCGAAAACGTTTCCTACCAGTTTTAAATAAGTGCCATTGGTATAAGTTCCTCCAGCCGAAATTTGTCCAAATGTTATGGCATCAGTTCCAATAACCGGTTCATTGGCATTGGTGCAGGTCCATTGCGTATCGTGGTTCAATGTTCCCAGCCTAACCAATACGGTAGCTGTTTCAATTTCAAGCGTGGTATTTGCATCATCAGTACGTACCCAGGCGCCAGACTTCATTAAATAAATGCCATTCTCTGTTTGTGTTGTTTGGTTTTTAACCAGGTAGCGGGCATCTGCTAAAGAGCTAATACCATCAATAGTTTGCAAGCCTGATAAAGTGATGTTACCGGTAGTGGCTGCTCTTACTTCCTGTTTCCAGGTAATGCCAGTTAGCAGATTGTCGATATACGATTTTGTTGCTGCATGCAGGGCATTGGTTGGGTCGGCATGCAGGTTTAAAAATCCGCTCAACGTTCCACCAGATAGCGGAAGGTAGTTGGCAATGATATCACTGATTTGGCCCTGTGCCTTATTAAATGCCTGCAATATGGTATCCGTAGCCAATATGGTACTATTTGTAGCAGACAGGCCAGCAAGAATAGTAGATAAAACCCTTGCCTGAGTAAAATAAAGATTAGTGGCTTCGTTGATATCATCGGTATCAAGTACTACTACACCAGTAGCTCCATTTACAGACGTTACTGCACCACCTCCGCCGCCGCCTAACTGCGCCACAGTAGCTGCATCCTGTGGATCAACGCCATCCGGTAGGTTGATGATCCTGCCGGTATTCATAAAATCCAATGGTATTTTAATTCCCTGGCTCATTAAATAAATCTTCCTTTTATCAGTTTAATTTAAACATTAGTACAAAAGCATTCTGTGCAATTCAGTTCCGGTATTTCGCAAACTATACAACCAGGATAATTTTACAGTACCCGATTCGGCATAATTTTTAATCCATAATTTATCACCAAGTAAAGCAGCTCCATCCGGGTATAAGTTTGTACTAAGTGGCTCCAAATAATTCCCTCTCACGCTAAATTTAAAATAACGATGTGTTGCATCTTTACGGATGAAAATATACCGGCCATTCACAGCGTATGAGCTGCCGGTAGTAAATGTTTCTACCTGGTTGATATAAGTAATAGCTGCCCATACACCAGCTCCAGCCGTACCGCCGGCTATATCAAATCTATCCACTAAAGCACCAGCACCACCCCTGAAAGAAAAGATATACCTGCCATCCTGAATATTACTTTCATTGGCCCAGTTAGCATCGCCTGTAATACCAACCCAATTGGCACTCATTCCTGTTGAAGGTGCACTGCCCCTCGCAGTAGTGGGTGCCATTACTGTCCAGGTATTTGCACTGATAGAATACCGGTACATTGTAATGGCATTATTGCCAATAAAATAAAGGAAATCATCATTACCAGTAATCTCATACACAGAAGTAGCATCCGGGTTCGTTGTCCAGGCCGCTGAAGTGGTAATTACTGTACCTGTATTGCTTGCAATGGTTCTGATCTGCCCAATTCCGGTTCCTGCTGTAATCCTGATCTGGTAATTAGTCCATTGGTTTACTGTCCATGTTTTTGCACCATTTGTGATAGTGGATGCCGCACCAGCTGTTGCAGTACCAGTAACAAATACATCATTTGAAGGAGTAGCTACCAATCTGCCATCAGTACCAATGGTTGCGGGTAAATTGGTATTAACCAAAGTAGCCCAGGTGCCTAACAATGGATCATAGCTTTTAAATGATCCAGCAGCCAGTGTACCAGCATTCACAACATAAAATCTGCCGGTATCAATAATAAAAGTATCGGTGTTTGCCACAGCACTACCCAATGCTGCAAATTGAATGGTACTGGTACCAGCCGGAACTATTAATGCCCCGGTAATTACTGCTTCTTTGCCCGCATTCAAGCCGGTTAAAAACCGTACTGTTTTCCCAATAGCAATACCACTTATCAAAGCCGTTGTTGTTGCTGTAGTTGTACTTCCTCCATTCGCTGTTAAAGTACCGCTCCATCTACTGCGACACCCGCAGGAACCAGCTCCAAAAGTTCCTGCTAGCGCACCTGATGGTATCTGTACAAATGCATCCTCATCATGATGATACAGGTAATGTACTGTTGCACTGCTCATGAACAAAGCCAGGTTATCCAGCTCTTTAACATCTGTTATCACAAATGCGCCCGCAGCTGTTGTGATAGGTGCAGGTGTCATCATTTGCCACTCCTTTCTGTGTATAAGCGGAATATTAAGATTCGTTGCAGTAGGCATAAACTATGTAATTTGAATATTATTAATATTGCTTTGAACGGCTGCCATGTTTTGCAGCGCCGGCACCTGTTGTGCTGCCTGGTAACCGCCCATTTGAACCTGATTGGTTACACTGGCTACAGTTGGTACTGTTGTTACCTGGGTAAGTGTTCCACTATTTATAGTTACCTGTGGAATATTCTGAATGGATACCCGCAAGCCTGCGGTTATATCTCGCAAATTGCTCCACATCGCAAGCATCCTGTCAAGTACCGCAACTATTTGCGCATTGTTTACCTCCACCGATTCATCATCATAAAAAAACTGCAAAATATCAGTTGCATTCATTGCGCTGGTATTATAATCCAATACCAGCGTATCGGTAGCTGAATTGTAGCTGGAAGTACCTTTTCCAGAGGTGGCCGTAGCCATGATGATGGTATCGGTTGTTAAATTAATGATCGCATACAACCGCTTTACACTAAAATTAGTAATGCCGGTAACGATTGAATTACTGGCAGGAATAAACGTATAATTGGGTGTTACTGCTATTTTCATTTAACCAAAAATTAATGCGTTGATAATTGACTCCTCTGCTGATATTCCAGCCCCGGAAACATTGGTAATTTTCGTTTCTACTCCGCTGCTATTCTTTTCGTAAAAGCCATCAGCCAGTGCATATTGCCACAAAAAACCAGCAGGCGGGCTACCTGCAGGAGAAGCACTTAATACTTCGTGACTCAATATGGTTTTTATTTCAACCGCCATTATTGCTTGGCAAATACTGTTACTTTATAAGCGTTGGAAGCAGGTGCTACATTAAAACGAACTCTCACCGTATTGGCATCGGGCGCTTCATCATCTACAATTACTTTATCCCAGGGCGAAGAGTTGCGGCGAACTACAACTTCTACATCACGGGTTCCAAAACCATGAGCAAGATCATACTGTGTAGCACTTCCATCTCCAATCAGGGCGCTGGCCATCTTTGCTGTAAAAGAAGCCGTCTTTAATTTCAATGGCGTAATAAATCGGGCATCATCCACACCGGCATCCGTTTCTGCCTGTGTAGCAATCTCTGCAATACCCTGGCTGGTTTCCGAAGCAGCGGATGATCCTGTGCCAAATTGTATCCATGCCACTGCTCCACTTCCCAACGTAAAGTTTACCGTTGTTTGCCTCCAGCTGGTATTGGCATTCGTGCCTTCTTCCACGGCGGTTATTGCTGCTTCCAACTCATTGGCCGTACTGGCATCTGCAGACCTGGTCATTGGCACTACTGATCCATTCCAGTTGTAGATACCATTCTCGGAGGTAGTAGTTTGAGATTTTACCAATACCCGATCTCCGCTTACCATAGTAATTCCATCAATAGTAGCTCCCGGTGAGGCAATGCTGATATTGCTTACTGTACTCACCCGGCAACTATCCTTTGGCGAAAGGCCCTCAATAGCAGCATTCAATTGCGCCACGGTAGCCGCATCTTGCGGATTGATACCATCAGGCAGATTGACAATTTTACCTTCATTTACAAAATCGAAGGTGGTTTTAACTTGATGTGCCATTTATGAAAATTTACTGAATAAGCAGTCTTCCGCTGGTAGCAGAAGTAAAGCTTACAGTGATATAATTATGATTAACGGTATCATCCGTTACAGTAGCAATTAATGGATTTCCGGCCAGGTTATAAATACTCACATCAACGATCCTTCCCAGGTTATGATTGTAGGTAAACTCCGTTTCATTCGCAAATGGGTACACGATAGAATTGGGTGCTGAAGGAGCATCACCAGGAATAATTGATTCTTTAAACTGAATAACATTCGTCTCACTATTGTCCGATTCATCCCGATTCACACTATTCAACTCAGCCATGATGCAGGAGTATTGAGTACCACCAAAAAGAAAAGTAACCGGTTGCAGATAATCATTACCGTTCTTGATCCGTATTTTATATTGTCCACCTTTTATAAGTAGGCCGGCTGGTAAATCAGCCTTTGGAATGATTAGGTCACCATCAGAGTTAGTAAGGGTAATGCATTGGTGAATGTTATGGCTAAATGCACGCTGCAGCAGCCAGTATAGAGGGAAATTAGCCGGAAATCCAGCCCTTACTACAATGTCATTGCAGCTTTCAATTTCAGCCTCAAAACATCCGGTTTCGCAACTCATTCGAAAGTATTTTTAACAAATGTAGTCTAATTGATAAAATATTTATCTTTGAGACTAAAATAATTTTATGTACTTCGATTACCCGGTCTACAATGCAGCGCTGGAAAGCGAAAGAAATATCATCAACAGCGATCACATTGAACGGGTAGCACATCATGCCGATGTTCCGGTTGATCCGGGTGCAGTAAGTACACCATGCGTAGAATTCTTCTTTATTTTTGGAACGAGTGCCATTATTTTGTTGGATTATGATACGGTACGTGACGGTCTGAATGCAACATTTGGCGTAATCAGTGCAGATGGATACCTGACTTAAATCACTGATCATTGGTCTTTATCCAATCATAATACATTTCTCTATTGCAGATATCGGAGTATCCTCCTTTTTGCCAGGCTATTGGCGGATTGGTAATATAAATATTAAACTCCTGCTGCCAGGCCGCATAAAAGCAGTCTACCGGGTTATCCAGGTTTTTAAAATTATCAATCACCTTATCAAACATTGTATTTCGGACGATATAACCATGCGTTGTAAGCGTTTTATTTACCCGTAGAATATGCTCATTAACCGGCGAAGGCTTCTCACGGTGGCTGCCTCCGAAATATAACATATCCCAATCTGCCGGTAAATCATTCAGGCATTCAGCTAGTAGTTCTTTAAACTGATCATGCAATACAATGTCATCCTCAAAAATCATCACAGATTCATAACCCAGCAGCTTTGCCCGTTCAATGATAAAATAGTGGGAGAGGGTGCAGCCGTTATTGGCATTGTCTGCCGGGTAGCTTCTGATAAAATCATTGCCATCAATAGCCGCAAAACGTTCCACCATCAAACCATGCTTATTAAATTGTTCCTGCGCATGCAACCATCGGTCGGGCCTTCTATCCAGGTTGATGCAGAATATTTTATTTGCCATTCTTAAATCGTTTATCCAGGCGTTTAATTTCATTGAGGGCTATTTCTGCTCTTATGCTATCATTTTTTTCAATCCATTTACCGGCCTGGGTGAGGATGGCATTGCGAACCATTTTTTCATATTCTGGTTTTGTGCAGATCACCAGGTTACCGTTCGATATGGCAATGATGGCGTCATCTATCACATCCACGCCTTTGGTAGCATTCGCAATTATTTCATGGTATGCCTTTACTTTTTCTTTAAAAGCTTCTTCTTTTGCTTCGGCTTCACCGGCTTTGGTGTAAGATACCGTCTCATTCTTTTTAATAAACCATCCCATAAACTGGTTGAACCAATAACGCATTGTATCCAGTACATCCGCCTGTTGGGCCGGATCATTTCTATCAACCTTCACGATTGTGCCATCGGCCCGGGTCTTTACTTTCTCAGCATCATAAATAGCAGCCTTCGCTTTTACCGGACACATCAGCACTTTGTATTTCTGGAATATCATGTTTACCAGTGTTTGGTTTTTCTCCAGCCTTGGATTTGGAGTTATTTTTACCTGACCTTCATTTAATTTCAATACTTTTTTGATGATGGTATAATTGGTAACATGCTCTTTAAATAGTGATGAAACTGTATCGCCGGAATAATCCCCGGTAATCATGTACAGATAGCCCGGATATTTTTCCCGGACAATCTCGCAAATTCCTTCTGTTCCAACATTGGGAATTTTCAGCACTTCAATAATCCAAACAGTCTCATCAAACCATTGAATAATGCTGCATGCATGCGGGTTTCTATTAAAGTCAAAGGATAAATAAAGTGTTTCCGATCGTTTGGCAAATAGTTCCACCGGGCTTACATGCTTATTCCTTGCAAATGCAAACAACCATGGACTATTGTTTTCTTCATTTCCCCAAAGGCCCTGCGTAAATACCCGGTACCAGTAATAATTTAAAGTCTGTAAGCCCTCATGATACGCCTTCCTTTCAATGCTTACATATGGATTATCATGGTAGGTACTATGAACAGCAATGTATTTAAGATCTACCTTTTCATTGCCAAAGCTGATGGTTTTAGTATGGGTAAAGCTTTTCTCTGATGTATGACTAAAGTATTCTTTATACAACCAGAAGTCTTCATAATCGCCCCGGGTTTCAGTATTGAAAGTCATATCAATACCAACTGGTCCACGGTTACTCCTTAATGTGGTAATGATATAGATCCAGTCTTCAATGGTTAGCTGGTTACCTTCTTCAATCCATGCATCGCTGGGCTCATTAATAGATTTAATTTTTGCCGGATCATCCATCCCCCGGCAAATGAACTTATTGCCGTTCACCTTGCATTTAATTTCTAATGGGCTGGTATTAAACTGGAATAAATGATCAATATGCCATTCCTCGCAAATATCTTTTATCAGCTGCCATTGGCTATCCTTAATTGAATTGGCTGTTTTCTTAATTAGAATACACCGGAAGTATTTATTTTGAAGGCAGTCCAATATTTTCTGTTGGGCACGGTCGCGACTTTTACCGCTATCACGGCCACCATACACAAATTTTAGCCGGGCATCAGTAGTTCTGAGCGGCTTATAAACAGGTAGAAATACACTGTCATAGTCAATATTGATATTAACTACCGGCACCTGCAGGTTTGCCGTTTATGAAGATGGTAATATTATTATCCTTGCCTTTTACTTCCTCGGTAACTTCAAAGAATAACCTGGTCCAGTGGTGGCTATCACCTTTAATTGCTTTCATGGCCAGGGTAAGCAGCGCCTTACTTTTCAAAGCATTCAGTTTTACTTTTAAATCCTCAAACATTTCATCATCCTTCAGATGGCGTTGAACTGTTTTTACATCCAGGTCCAGCTGGTTGGCAATCGATTGATAGGTGGGGAATTTTTTGTTCTTGAGAATGGAAGTAAAGAAAGCCTCGCTGATCAGGTCATTGTGGATCTCCCAATCCCGCCGTTTCTTTTCCGCTGCATCTACTTTTGTTGGTTTCCGCTGCGGCTTCTTTTTGGTGGCAGCCTTCTTTTTTGGAGCAGCCTTCTTCTTAGCGACTGGTTTCTTGTTTGTAGCCATGAGTAACAGTATTGTTGATAGTGATTCAACCGGCACGGTGCAACTGTTTGGTTGCACCGTGAAAAATCTTTTCAGTGGTTTTTATTCAGGTCAAAAACTCGTCTCAAAAGAACCATTTGCATGGCAGAAAATATAGCATAAAACCTGTCTGTTAATCAATAACCGACAAGGCAATATTGGGTTGATAATTCAACTCCTGCAAGTATTCCACCACCTTTATTTCTGGAAATTCTTCTTTTATTTTCTTCGGATCACCTTTGTAAAACACCAGTACATTTTGATGCATCTTTCCTACTTTTCGGCTATTTTCAAACTGTCTACCAACACGGATGGGAAGTGAGCCCGCAACATTGATCAAGATAATTTCATTGTATAAATGCATCACCTCATTATCTGCTGGCTGCATGGTAAAAGCTTCAATCGTTTCACTCACAAAGTTTCTATAAAAGCCATCCTTATCCCGAATATCACCAACAACAAAGCAGGCAAAGCGATTGGGTTTTAATTTCTTTATGGATTTTTGAATGATGGACCAATAGATATCACAGAATGTGGGATAATCCATATTGCTTAAGTCTGCAGGATCATCGCTGTATTGCTCCAGGTCGTGGTAGGGTGGACAGGAGAAAATAAAATCCACGTTATCCGGAACAAAATTTTTATCCAATACGTCGTTGCTATCTCCCTTTATCCAGATAGGGAATTTATCTTCCAGGCACAACTTTTCAGCCTGTTTGATATTGGCACTAACCTGGTCTTCTCTTAAATCAATTCCATAGTAGTCAAAGCCAAGTTTATTTGCTACTATTCCTCTAACAGATCCGCCTGCAAATGGATCCAATATTGTTCCTCCTTCCGGGCAAAACCATTTATAGCAAATTTCAGCCAGTACCGGATCAAATATGCTGGCGCCTTCATAAATATGCATTCCTTTCCGCTTAGCATCCTCAATAATTTCATCCCACTCTGGTTCACGCTTCAGTTTATCCCGCATTTTATTTCGCAACTCATAAATCGCCGGGCTCTGTCCACTCTTAGCCACCAGCTCCACGTCTTCCCGGGTTTCCTGGCTATTAAATCCAAGTGATAGCCACTGTTTTTTCCTATCCTGCCAATATCCCTGCCTTGTATCAAAAATGGAGAATGGAGGAATGATAAATTTTTCCTGCAGGCTTTGCGGCTCAAACTTTTCCATATCAGCTTCGCTAAATATCTCATTCAATTCATCCTCGCCAAAACCCCAGTCTTTCAAATCCTCCGAGTTAAAGAACTTTTTAAGCAGGGCTTCGTCATCATGGCCACGGTTTTTATTCAACCGCAATGCC